GAGGCAGACGTTTACAATACAGCGTCTGCCTCATGGCTGGCCTTGTCTGACGCATTGAAGACAGCACACATCTTTAATGCTACGGTTTATATCAAGGCCAAGTGGAATTGTTCAAGCTTTGATTGGGCTGATTTGACCACCTTCGATGACGATGTTTTAAGGGCTTGCGCTTATTATGCAGATGCTGACCGGATTGGGGTATTGACTACGGCTGTCACACTGGCTGATGCTCACGGTGCTGTCACTGAGGAAACTCGTAAATTAGGAACCATGCTCAAGACAACGAAGTGGGCAGAAAGTGGAAACACCACAGGCGACCCGCTGGAGTCAATTAACTCCATCATGGGTTTATATTGTTCATCCAATTCTGGGCGGCTGATACGTGTCTGATTACGGAATAGAATTTAGTGATTTGGCCTCTGATCTAGTCGCGGAATTCAGCGAAGAACTTGGCCAGGCCACACTAAAACATCTTACTGGCTCCGTGTATAGTGACGATACGGGGGCAAGAGTACCAACATACGCCAACCACCAAGCCTTGATGGTCTTTGACGAAATCGAGACTGAAGGGGACAAGGTGTACGAGAAGGAACATCAGCTTTGCATCATTGCCGGGAACGATATTACGGCTGTTCCCGATAGCGGTGATTTCATAGTTAAGCAGTCAGGCACATCACATAAGATTGTGGCCGTGTTGGTTGACCAGTACGAAGCAGCATACAATTTACACATTGAGAGGAAGCCGTCTTGAGTTCTGATTTCTATAAAGACGTAAGTGTAGAACTTGGCTCAATTAGGGATGCTCTTGGCCGGGCGATGACTAACACGCTTGTTGATGGTTTGAGCTTCGTCACAGCACGAGCGGCGGTTGACACTGGCAGATACCGTGCAGCGTGGAACATCTCCAAAAACACGCCTGATGACTCCGTTCCTAAGTTCATCAAGAAACAGAAGGGCCATAAGAAAGGCTCAGATATTTACGGGCTGAAGAAGAAAGCAAGAATCCTTTTCGACGTAACAAAGGACAGATCAATTATCCTGTCCAATAATGTTGAGTATGCCCCTCATGTAGACGCTCTGTATGGTGACAGGATAATCACTAAAACACGGATGAAAGCAGCCCTCAGACGCAGATTAAAGGCCATTAAATGATTGACTTTACTTTTGTCAGACGAACCATCGAGATGCACCTAGGAACCAACTACTCAGCAACGACAATGGTGCGTGAAAACGTGGAGGTAACAAACCTTGGAGGGGAGTTTATAGCCTTACGGGATCAGGCCGAAGGTTCGCACTCCCTTGGCATGGGAGATAATGTCGTCAGGAAGGATGGTCTTCTCCTGATTGATATTTATACCCCACAGGACACAGGGACAGCACGAAGCAGAACAATAGGTGATATTTTGGCCGGGTTACTTGAGAATCAGGTGATCGAGTCTATTACCTTTGGAGAATCAGAATTACATACTGCGGGGAATGTTAAAGATACACAATATTTCCAGCAGGTCTTACAAACCCCTTATACATTTTTATATGGTGCGGAAAACGTACCCTGTCAATATTAACTCATAGGTGAAATAAATGGCTTTTTCAGGTTCGTTTGTCGTTGCACAAAATTCTAAGTTAGTGGTTGAAGCAGGTAAGGCCACAGAGATGACACTTCGGGGCTTACAGTCCTTGGGTATTCCCATTGGTGCAACCGCATCAACCGTTACAATTTCAGAAATGGGTCGGCGTGTTGACCTTGTTCTTGCTTCTGGCCTGACGTATGAGGCGGTAAGCACTGACTATAACTTTGTTATCGGTGATCCTTCTCAAACCTACATGATGGACGCATCCAGGAACGCTCGAAAGATTACAGATGCCCGTTTCTATATGGACACTTGCAACTTTGGCGCATTGGATTTGATTTCTGATTCTGGTGGTTATCTTCAGGTCGGTACAATGTCAAGCCCAACAGCAAGCAAGAACGAGGTATTTTCCGGCTCTGTTGAGTTTATGCCAGCAGGTTCTTTCATCCTGTTTCCAAATCATACCGCAGGAACACGCTTGCAGTTTACCGCGGTAGCAGGTGGTTCAACCATCGACGATTCAGACTCAAAGTTTATCGAAAATGGATTTGCAGTAGATCAAACACTTTATATTGACTACATGGACGGCCTAGACCCTCTTTGCTGTAAGATTGAGACGGTAGCAGCCGGACAGATCAAACTCTATGAAGATGTAGGCGACGAGGCACTTGTTACCACATTTACAGGAATTGCCACCACAGCCATCCACGGCGGTGATCCTGTAGAGATTGACGGGTACAACGCTGAACTTTGCATGGTTTAACCTTTTTTAGCCCTGAGCCTATTTCCTCTGGTGGGGATTTAGGTGACGGGCTTTTTATTAACCCCACCAATGGAACTTAGTTATGAGACTCACAGAAAAGAAGTTGAAACGATTTGACGTACCGAATGACCCCGACAAGGCATGGGTGTCTATTGAGCTTTTGAAGGATGGCGTATTGCGCGACATTAAAGCCAAATACACCACCACCAAAGTCGTTGATGGTGAGATGGAAATTGAATTCGACAGCCACAATGAAAACAAGGACATGGCCAAGGCTTGCCTGAAGGATTGGGGCAATATGTTTGACGAAAACGACCGCCCCCTGAAATTCACGGCCTTGAATGTCTCCAAATGCGGCGACTTTACCCTGAAAATCGGTGAAGAAAAGAAATCCTTTTTTGCTTGGATCTTTGATTGCCATGAAGAGCTGGCCGAAGAAGTAGCGGCTGAACTTGAGGTAGCAGAGGGAAATTAGAAGCCCTTGCTGTATGGTCGAGTGGTGTCGGTAGAACATCTTGCAAGATATGCAGATCAATACACGACATCACACCCTGTGGTAAATGTTTCCCGCAGGTTCATCCATATAATGAGGGCGTTTTCCGGCTGTACAACGAAGTAAGCGGACAGTTTATCATGGGGATGGGTGGAGCCGTTGACCTTAATTTGATGGCGGTTGTCTGGGTTATGGAAAGGATGGGTGTTGATGTAGAAGAACAGCTTGAAATGAGTGGCAGGGTAAGATTTTTTGCGAGTCTGGTAATTTCTGAGATAAATAAAGAGGCTAAAAAGAAATAATGGCGAAACTGATAATTGAAGTAGAAACAAAAAACGCCGCTAAAATAATTAAGGCACTCGACGAAGAACTTGTCAAAGTCTCCAAAACCACCGATAAATTTGCAAGCGCAAGAGCCAAGCTCAAACAGGGCAAATACCAAGCAGCAATAAACAAAGAAACAGCGGCGTATAAGAAGCAAGAAAGACAGCTTGAACGCCTAGGAAAGATCAAGAGTTCAGTCTTTGGGTTAGGTGGTTTGATCGGTGTAGGTGCTGCAGCCTATGCTGTCAATGAGCTAATCAAGATTGCCGATACCTACACCAACATTGACAGCAAGCTAAAACTTGTCACATCTTCTACAGAAGAACTTGCCCGCGTTCAGAGGCAACTTTTCGCAGTATCTCAAGAAACAGGGACAGTCTATACCGCCAATGCTGAGTCATTTGGTAAACTTGCTCTCGCCACTAAAGGCTTGGGCATTTCCACAGACGAATATCTTGAAATCTCTGAAACAGTAAATAAATCATTAATAGTTGCTGGTGCAAGTGCGGCAGAGGCTTCGAGTTTCATGCTCCAGTTCACGCAATCAATGGGTTCTGGTGTTGTGGCTGGTGACGAATTTCGGGCAATGAACGAGGCAAACGGTTATTTTATGACCAAGCTTGCCGAGTCGATGGGTGTTGCAAGGGGCGAACTTAAAAAGCTGTCAGCCGACCAACTTATCACCACGTCAGTAATGCTGAAAGCTATAGGCGACATGACAGACGGCGTTGATAAAGACTTTGGGCAAATGGCTAAGACAGTAGCAAGGGCGAAGAACGAGTTTAAAAACGCCTTTGGTGATTTAATATCCGACACGAACAACGCAAGCGGGGCAACCACAGCACTCGCAGACACAATATCAAACTTTGCCATAGAGATTACCGATAATAAAGGCGAAATAATAGCTTTCTTTACGAATGTGCTGGAGTTGATTGGAGCCACAGCAGAGGCCATGTTAAATATTGGCACATCATTCCAAGGATGGGCGGCTGTTGCTGGTGGGGATATTTCTCTCCTTGATTTCTCTGGGATGAATCCTGAAGAGCTTGATACTGCGCTTGCTTATTTAAACTCGGTAGAAGGCATGACTGCCAAGATCGCCAAGCTTACGGACGAAATGGACTCCCCAGAGCGCAAAACGAGAAGGATGCTAACTCCAGGGTTGGCAGAAGGTAGCGACCAAGAACTTAGGAGGGAGATAAGCGCACTAGAGATTAAACGTGCGAAGATTATTGAAGAAGAACGGGCCAAGGCTTATGCAGAGTTCGTTTCACCTTCAGTGCCGGAGGCTGTCGCGGCAGAAGCCGCAAAGCCAACACCAGTATCTGAACAAATGATGTATGGCCCTGTCCTACAATTCAAAGCCGACCAAATTAAAGAAAAGAAACGTCTTGATACCGAATATGCCGCATTCCAAGAACGGCTATACCTGCAAGAACTTGACGCATATCGGACGATGGAGAAGGACGAAGTTTCAGCGAAAAAGGAAGCCCTTAAACAAGCAGAAACAGACCGCCTTTCTTATCAAGACATAATCCTCGCTGGAATGGACGAAGAAACCCGGCAGGTGGAAGAAATAAAGATCAAGTATGCAGAACTTGGCGATGAATTAAAACGGT